TCTATCTGCGGATGGCTCCTCAGTAGTATTGAACGGCAGTCGGGGCTTAGGTTCTGACAAACTGGGGTGGAGCTGAAGCTCCGCCCCTTCCCCCACACACATTCGAAGCAGACGCTTGTTTTGATATTCGACAAAGAAAGGTGGCGGTCGTGGCTGCCACCTATTTTAAGGCTAACATATAAAATATATATATTATGAGCGATGTTGTGATTAAAGCTGCCCGTACTGCTGACGGCTACTGTTGTGCTTGCGACTTACTGCCAGGTTGGGTAGTTGCCTACGACGGCGACCTTGAGGGCTTTAAGGGGTATGTCCAGGAGAGCGTTGACTTCTGGCTCGAAGGCAGACGTAAAGACGGTGATGCATACCCGGAGGTGTTTGACGGTGAGTATAGGCTCGTCTACGATTTTGATGTGGCTACGTTGCTCGACTACTATCGTGGCATATTCTCGTTTGCCGCTCTTCAGTCAATAACGGGCATCAACCAGAAGCAGCTCTCACACTATGCGAGCGGCTTGTCGAAGCCGCGCCATCAGCAGGTGGAGAAAATAAAGTCGGGATTGCGCCGACTTGCCAAGGATATTGAAATGGTCACTGTTTAATAAATTCAACACCGCCGCCCGACCAAGCGGCACCATGGCTGCTGCAAGTTTCTAATTCGCAGCATTCATTATATTAAAGAGCTTATTGGAGCCCTCGGTGCGTGACGCATCGAGGGCTTTTTATTTACGCAAATCTGCAAACTATTTATAAAAGTAACAAAAAAGTTAGCTAAAAATTTGGAGATTGATAACTTTTTTGTTAACTTTGCATTGTCTTAATAAAACAAGACAAATAGTTCTTTCAAATCATGAAACATTCAGAATTAATTAGAGCTTTGATAAAAGCAGGATGCTTTATCAAGCGGCATGGTGCCTCGCATGATGTTTGGGTTAATCCTAAAACCGGAGACTTTACAACAGTTCCAAGGCACGGAAGCAGGGAAATCAAAACAAAGACAGCAAAGTCTATTTTTGAAGCCCTCTCTATTTACTAAAAAGGATGGCTGCCCGGCAAGTTCTGGGCGGCTTCCTTATCTGAATGGGTAACGGGTGAAAGAACTTATTTTGTAGACAAAATGAGTTAAATATATACAATATGAAAGTTATAGCCAATGTAGAAAGAGCACCAGGCGAGAAGAATTATTCTTGCTTGTTGACGGTAAAACCCATAAATGGCACAGTTCTCGGCTGTGGCTCTTCAGCAAAAGCAGCCATTGAGGATATGCTTAGAGGGTGGAATGAAACTACAGAATACCTGAGAGAGGAAGGCGAAGAGGTTCCTACACTCGAGATTGAGTATCGATTTGATGTCGGCTCACTTTTCAGCTACTACGACTTTGTTAACATTGCAGGAGTAGCTCGAGAGATTGGTCTTAATCCTTCCGTCATTCGCCAATATGTCATTGGCACGCGCAAGCCAAGCGTAGAGCGCAAGAAGCAAATTATCACAGGGCTCAAGAGTCTTGCCGACAAGATGCAACAAGCAGTTTTATATTGATTTTGTTTCATGATACATGAAAATAAAATACATGAAAAGAACTATTTGGGAGCCCTCGGTGCGTGACGCATCGAGGGCTTTTGTAAAAATAATTAAGTTATGAAGTACACAGATAAAGAAGAAAATCAGCAGACAACAGTGCGTCAGGAACTCAATGACGTGTACGAGGACATTAATTGGGCTTATCTCGCACAGAACTATTTCGGAAAATCCCGCAGCTGGCTTTATCATAAGTTCAGCGGACGCAACAACGGCAAGCCCGACGACTTCAGCGACATCGATCGCGAGCGTCTCAAGGGTGCGCTTGTGGATATAGCAAACCGTCTGAGAATGACGGCTGACAAGTTGTAATAACTTATTATTTTGACACCAGCCTCGGAGCTTCGGTTCCGGGGCTTTTAAATTTATAAAATATTATGGGCTTATTAGATCACAAGCGTAAAATGTATATACCTACAGATAGTATATATGATATTGTTTATCCTATGTCTGACGATGAGAAGCTAAAACATTATAAGGATTTTATGAAGCGTAGGCGCAAGGAACACCGTCGCAGAGTTTGGCAAAGGATAAAATGGCTGTTGGTAGTGACTGCTGGCGCCATTGCCACGATTGCCAGTCTATTTGATATTTTCGACCATATTACTACAGGCTTTAACCTGCTGCCGTAGCTTGTGCTCTGTGTATGTGGATGTGATGGCGCAGAATGCCATTGTTACGGCTATTGCTGTCACGACCGTGGTCCATACGTTGTGCGAGTGCTCAAGTTGTCTTACTCTGCGCTGCAGGTCTCTGATGTATTGTTCTGTCTCCATATAATAATGTCTTTGATGCAAAAATACTGTTTTTCCCCCAATCCTCAAACTTTTTTCAAAAAATTCCTCGCAAATTCCTTGCACGTTCAGATTTTTATCTCTACCTTTGCCATCGCTACGATATCCATGCGGAGCACTCCGCATGAACAAAGGGCGAGACGATATGTTCAAGCCCAACCAACTTTTTCTAAACGTTGTGGGCTTATTTTTTTGCCCATAATCTGCCGCATCGATACGAGGGTATTTCGCCCTTTGTTCATGCGGAGCACTCCGCATGATGTGGAGATGCCAGAGACAGAATACGGCGGTTCGCCTTCCACGTGTTTTTTAGCCCTTTGTGGCGGAGAGCATGGATGTTGTAGCAGACGAGGAAGTGCGAGCCGCTTTTTTCGTACCCCTACGTCAACCCGCGCCGGAGCGGTTCTCCGGTAATAAGGCTACAACATCCTATATTATGCAAACATCTGCATCTATCCAGCGCACAGCTCAACTGCGCCCGTTTAGCATCAGCACCGCCTCCGTTAAGGCGTGGCTCAACGGAAAGAGCAAGTTTTACACCACAATCTGCGAGTTCGAGGTGACACGCCGCGAGGTTCTGCGCGTCCACGCTGCGCTTCTGTCTCTCGGCTCAGGTGACGTCAGCGCAGAGAGCAGCATCCTCACCGCCCTCTGCTGTGTAGTCCTCTCGGGCTACAACGTCTACAAGTTAAACCAGGAGGAGAAAGGAGGCGAAGCATGATAACAATAGATTGTACTCCCGTACGAGTATTGCTCGACAAGGAGAACTTAGCGAACAAGATAGATCTGCTCCGCGACACCATCGACCTCCTGCTCGAGGAGACGGCGGAGATTAGCGACACGGTAAAGCTTGTCGATGTCGCCGACCTTATGCGCAACCTTAACGAACTGCGCCGACAGCTAAACGAAGTTTTAAAAGCACAATAAGCAGAAAGGAGAATGTTATGGAGACAACAAACAGAACAGATAGAGACGAGAACGAAGTACGCCGCGCTGAAGCTATCATTACCGTTATGGATGCTTACCTTGCTTCGCGATCACCGGAGCCTGGCAAATCTCAGCTTGGCGAGGAGTACACGGCGGAGTATAAGACAACGGAGGAGATAGCCGACGAGCTGCACAGCATCATGCCAATACACCCAATGGATATAGTGCTATACCTACAGGGCGAAGGCTACGAACTGAAGACCGCTGAGGACGGTACGCTACGGTGGGAGCTCTGGCGCGATATGCACTACATGCTATAAAATAGAGCCATAAGATAAAAACATTTTTTTACATTGTTCGCTTGCGGCGCATTCTATGTGAATAGGGTGCGCCGCCTTTTTGTATTCTTACGTGCGAGCGGTTTGTGGTATCTTTGCTATCGGAATACAAAAAACAAGTAATATGATCACTCTTCTTCAGTCGCTACCCACAACATGTTTCTCTTCGTGCATCCCCGACGTGATATATTCGTTCACTCCCTCCAGTGGCGACATCGACGACGCCAGCCGAATAGGCACCACCGTCACCATTACCATCGACGGCAAGGAGATATTCTCAGAACGTTTCTTCCCAGTCGACGGCAAGATAACACTCGCAGAGCTCGACCGCCTGCTCACTCCGTATGCTCGTCAGAACTTGAGCATCAACCTCACCATCGAGATCGAAGAAGATGACGACGTTCGGGAAGATGATGGCGGTACTGCCACCATCTCGTCGAAGATCATATACTGCGAGGCAGATATCAACACTCCTGCTACCGACTTTATCAACACGCACTTTCTCACGATGTTAGATGGCGCTAAACAGACCGCACTAAACCGCTTAGAATACCTACACTACATCGGCACCGACAAGGCTTCCGTCATTGCCGAGTACGACGATGGCACTACAAAGGAGTTCTCGCTCTCGCCAGTTGGTGGCAATAGTCGCTATACTACGATTGATGTTACTCCGAGCAAGTTCGTTAGCGATACTGATAGTTGTTTATTAGGTTTTTGGGTCCAGGCTGGGCAGCGCAAGTTCCGGTTCTCTATCGATTTAGACGAACCTGACTGCGCTCCCATCCTGGTTTTCGAGAACTCGTTCGGTTGCGACGAGTTGCTCTACTGCACGGGTACACACACCGTGGCGCCTACATATAAGCGTAGCCAGGGCTACATCGGCAAGTTTAACCGCAACTACGAGATAGCCGAGACACGCACCTTCAAGGCTGACACGGGCTTCCTCACGTTCGCAATGGCGAATTGGGCTGACGAGCTCTTCCGATCTAAGAGCATACATGTGGTGAACTTCAAGGACGGACACCCAAATGTAGGCAAAGAGGTCATTGTCACCGACTCAAAGTCGGAGTACAACAACAACGACGAGTCGATGCCACGCTTCACCTTCAGCTACCAGTATGCTCAGCGCAACCACAACGTGTTCGACACGTTGCGCTCCGGACGCATCTTTGACAATACCTTCGACAATACCTTTGAGTGATAGGCGCCATACACTTTTCTGATATGCTGCGACTGCTCGATCAGGCTTATCAGCACCGCTCACTCGTCGACATCCATGCGTGGGAGGGTGGCACCGGCGAGATGCTGCACTACAAGGGGTGGCTGGTGCACCACGTCAACTGGCGAGGTGGCTATGTGCGCCTGCGCAACCCTCGCAACCGCGCCATCAGAGCCTTGCCACAGATTTTTATCATACAAATTAATAACAAACGTGTTTATTTATGACCAATAGCAACACTCTTCTGCCAACATCGGCGCAGCCTGATGCCGAAGGCTTCCGCCGCTATCGCATAGCTCCGTCGGGCATAGGCTCTGCGGGGCAGAGCAACTCCGTGACTTCCGAGTATGGCTCCGACTCGAACACCATCTTCGACGATGATCGATTGCCGGGCAGTAATCTCGTGCGCCCAATCACCGTCGGCGGCAAGCAGTATAAGTACGTGCAGTGGGGCTATGACGACCAGCTGCCTTATCGTCTGCGCCGCGAGATAATGTCCAACATGATTACGGCGCAGTGCCAGCAGTTCAATATCGTGTCATGCTATGGTCAGGGCGTGCGCTTCGTCGATCGCAAGACAAAGCAAGATGTCTCCGAACCTGACATACTGCAGTTTTGCCTACGCAACTCACTCCAGGAGGTATTCCTTGAGCAGGCTACGGATATGAAGTTCTACTCGTTCTCGGTGACGGTGGTCATCCTCTCGCGCGACGGCGAGCGTATCGTGACGGTGCGCAACAAGGATGCTTCCTACTGTCGCTTCGAAGCTGCATCGAGCACCCATAGTGGCAAGCCGGAGCACGTGTTCTATGGCGACTGGCGCTTGGGCTTCCTCGACGAGTCGAAGATAGAGGCAATTCCTCTACTCGACTACTGGGACCCATTAGGAGACCTCCTGGTGCGCATGGGTGCTGAGCCCGACCCACAGACGGGTCTGCGACGCAAGCCTACAAAAGACCGCAAATTCGCCATCGTGAGCCGTATGGCAACGCCGGGCACGCAGACATACCCCGTGCCTTACTACTCGTCGATATTCCGCGACACGTGGTTCGACATCTATCGTCTGATAGGCATCGGCAAACGCTACATGATTAAGAACACGTCGGCTCCAAGGGTGCAGATTGAGGTGCACGACGACTACTGGGATAACGTGTGCGACAACGAGATGATCTCTGACGAGCAGAAGCGCCGAGAGCGCAAGGAGCAGGAGAAGCAGAACATCATCGACTTCGTGACGGGCATCGAGAACGCCGGCAAGGCGATGATCAGCGGCTACTACGTAGACCCCAACGGCAAGGAGAACCGCATGGTGCGCATCGTACCGCTCAACGATGCCTCGAAGAAGGAGGGTGGCAACTGGAGCGACGATATGTCGGAGGCCTCGAACGCTCTTTGCTTCGCCTTCGGCATTCACCCGAACCTGGTGGGCGCTACGCCCGGCAAGAGCCAGATGAACAACTCGGGCTCCGACAAGCGCGAGCTCTTCACACTGAAGCAGGCTATCGAGAAGCCCTGCCACGACGTGATGTGCAAGCCGTATCACGTGATACTCCACTACAACAAGTGGCATGAAAAAGCCACTGTTGACGTACCTATGATCATGCTCACAACGCTCGACGAGAAGCGAGATGCAAAGAAGGTGACTGGCAACAGTAATCAAAACTCAAAATTCAAAACTCAAAATTCAATATGATAGCAATATTCAAAGAAGATTTTGAACGCTCACTGCCAGTGGGCGCATCTGCACACGACGAGGTATTCGAGGCAGTGTACCCTGCCATAGAAGCAGCACTCAACAATTACTACGACATGCTGCTCGGCGAGCCTGGTGCTCAGCGAGTTGAGTCGACCGACGAGAGCGAACCGTTAAAGTACTACTTTAAGATGTTGGTGTGCGTAGATGCCTTCCTCTCGGTGTTCAGACAGCTCGACCTCGTGCTCACTTCTACAGGCTTCGGCATAGTGTCGAACGACACTATATCGCCGGCATCGAAGCAGCGTGTTGATGCCCTTGAGGCCCAGCTGCGCACTGCACAGTGCCGTGCGCGTGCTATGGTGGTACAGCTGCTGCGCTCTGAGGAGTGGGGCGTGACAGAGCAGGCACAGAACTTCGTGCGCCACATATACACGGAGCACTACTTCTTCTTTGCACAAGGCATCCCAAGCCGGTCGTACAAGGACTGGGAGGCTATGCAACGTGCTATCAGCGAAGCTGAGGAGCAGCTGCGCGTGCGCTTCTCCGACGAGCAGATAGACGATGTGCTGAAGGCTTATCGATGCAAAGACAAAAAGGACATGGCAGAGTACGGAGGCTTCGTGCAGCTGGCGCGCGACTTTGTTGACCTATGGGCTGCCGACGGTGACGGAGCACTGCACTCCGCTCTCTTCCGACGCATGGAGCGTTTTGTCGAGGGCTGTCCGGAGACATTCTGCATTTACCCCACTACTACGGCGTACAGCTCGGCACACATGCTGACGTTCAGCAACAAAAAAGAATCTTCAGCATTTCTCTTCAATGGATAAAATAGAACTCACATGCCCCAAGTCGTGGAGCGAGCTGACACAAGAGCAGCTACGCTACACCTTCTTTCTGCTTTCCACCTTCGCCGACAAGGTGATGGTGAAGACATATATGTTCGTGCGCTTCACTGGCATCAACGTCATCAAGAAGAACCGTTTCGGATGGCAGTGTGTCTACCAGCCCGAGGGTGAGAAGCGCAAACGGGTGTTCTATCTGCAGCTATGGCAGATACGCTCGTTCCTGGAGCAGCTCGCTTGGGTGGACAGCATAGAGCAAATGGATAATAGGTTGGATGTTGTCCAGGGGCTCGAAGCTGTCCATCCATTGCTGCAGGAGGACACCGAGCACCATCGCATCATAACCTTCGAGGAGTACCTCTGCATGGAGAAGTACTACCAACGCTTTCACTCTACGGGCAATGATGACGCTATCGATGTGCTCGCCTCTTTCCTCTACCGCAATCCCGACTTCTCGCGTCCAGCAGAGCTGACACTGACACCTGCGGAGCGCCTTGCCACGCTCGCATGGTTTGCGCACGTGAAAGTCGTCATGTCGCACGCTTTCCCTCACTTCTTCCGCAGAACGGAGAGCGACGACGACATATCCGAGCTATCGATGCTGCAGTCGTTCAATGTGCAGCTGCGTGCTCTCACCGACGGCGACGTGACAAAGGAGACGCTTGTGAAGCAGACAGACTGCTGGCGTGCTCTTACTGAGCTCGAAGCCAAAGCGCGTGAGGCTGAGGAGTTCAAACGCAAATATCCTAAGCTAACAAGTTAATACACGTGATATATGAAAGACTTATTTCCGGCTCTCGACTACTTCTCTCAACTCGCGAAGAGCAACCGCCTTGCTACCGAGCACGACTTCCACCCATGCCTTTGCTCTGGTCCCGACTCGATACAAGGTGTTATGGACTCGTTCCGCAAGCACAAGAACTTCATCATGGTCGACGACACCACATCGCAGCAGACCTTCAGCAACGGCGTGGGCTATTTCCGACGCGATGTCTACACCGTCTTCATCGTAGCCCACTACCGCTACGACGACATGGCGGAGCGCGAGCAGAAGTTGAACCTCTGCCGCCAGTTGTTCCGACAGTTTCACAGCAGACTGCTGCACGATCGAGACGGACTCGGCGACGAGCGTCTGACATACCTGCAGCTGAACAATATCTACTCTACCGAGCTCGGTCGCTACGCCATGAATGGCGTGACGGGACTCTACTTCATGGTGCAGAATGAACAACCTTTAGACATTAGCTATGAGCAATCAGAATGGACTTAAACCGAACATGACCGATGCCGAGCACCAGAAGTGGCTTGAGGGTTGGAGCGAGTTTATGGTTAAGATGTGGCGCGAGCGTATGATGCAGTTCGCGCCACCAGTTTACGATACCGGTGCTTTGTCGCGCTCCGTGCAGGGTGTCATACATCCTGGCCCGGTGACATCGATAGAGCACCGTTTTTTGGAGTATGGCATCTATGTGGCGCGTGGTGTCGGCAACGGCTACCGCCATAACAACGGTGGCGACCTGACATTCCTGAAGGACTGGAAGTCGAACCCACACCACCGGCAGAAACGCGACTGGTTTTCAAAGAAGTATATGTACTCGCTACACCGTCTCAACGAGTTCGAGGCTGCTTACTACGGCACTACATACAATGGTCTCGTGTCATCATTCCTACGTCAGCTCTTCACTGGTGGGTCAAGCACCATCGACCGCGCGGTAGCGCAGCTGTAGTGCTTTTCCCGTTTTTTTATTCTCACCTCCATCGCCTTATCTTTGTATCATAAAAATAATATCAGAGTAATATGTCAACAAATAACGATAGCCTACGCAAAGACTTGGAGCAGATACGCGACGAGCGTGCTACTCATGCTAACACCGCACAACGCATCGGCAATGCGCTGCTGGGGCTGTTGCAGGTTATTGAGCAGAAGCTGGACCTAAGCCGTTTTCTGCGACGCGACATTGACGACAAGGCAGAGGGGCATATACGCTTCTTGCGCGGACTATCTGTAGGTTCTGGTACACACGGCATAGCTCAAGATGGCTCAGCTGTACTGAGCAAGCTCACATCGATGCTTTACAGCACCGAATCGCAGTCGGGCTTCGGCTTGGTAGACCGTGGCGACGGCAAGTATCGCCTTGACATCACCGACCTTATGGTGTGGGGTAAAGCCATTTTCAACGAGCTGGAGGTGCGCAAGCTCTCATACGTTGGTGGCAATATCTACCTCAGTGGTGCTGGTAGCAAGATTGTGGCTGTGCAAGAAATATATGACCTTCAACGCAACCTCACCGGGTGGAAGTGTTTCTTGCTCGCAGACGATGGCACAACGGCTACTCAGAACTATTGGAAGATTGGCGACCAAGCACGCTGCCAGACTTTCGACATTAAGCCTGGTGTGTACGAGGGTAAACAGAACCACCTCTACTGGCGCATTGTAACAGAGGTGAGCACCGAGGCTGAAGTGGTGACTAATGGTATGGGTGATGTGCTCTATGATGGCAAGTTGTTTAATTGGATCGTGCTCGCCAAAGGTAACTGCGCGGAGGGTAGCGATGAGCCAACTGCAGGAGATACCATTGTGCTTGACGGCTGCCAAGACCCTGCAAAGATAGATCGTCAAGGGGTGCTTATGTTAGAGACTACCGGACCTGACACGCCACGCATCGTTGCTTACAAGGGTGTCAATAGCTACACGCATGATGGCAGAGAGGTGTTCTGTCTGTCGCCGAATGGCTCGCGCATAACATCTACGTCGTTCGAGTGGATATCGTCATCTGGCCAGACTATACACATGGTGAACTACCGCGGCGAATGGCAGCGTGGCACTACTTACGACTATTACGACCAGGTGAACCACAACAACGCTGTGTGGCTCTGCACTAACGAGAGCGGTACTGCAGCTGAGCCGGTGAACGGCTCGGCGGACTGGCTGAAGCAAATCGAAGGTGAGAAGGGCGAGAAGGGAGATCCTGGCGAGGATGGCTTGGCGTACCAAATAGTGATAACGAGTAGTTCGGGCACGGTGATGATTAACGGCACCGGGCAGTTGACTCTCGAAGCTAAACTGTTACGCAACGGCGAGGACATAAGCGACACCATAAGCGATAGCGCGTGGTCGTGGCGAAGACAATCGGCAGATACGGCAGATGATACAACGTGGAATACTCTGCATGAGGGTATCGGTAGAGTCTGCGTTGTGAGTAGTGATGATGTCGTAAGGCAGGCGCAGTTTGAATGTGAGGTTCTAATTTAGATTTCATTTTTAACGATTTATATAGATATTATTAATTTAAACAAACAAGAAATTATGGCAAAAGTATTAGCGAATGGTCAAATCACGATCGTTGACCTTAACGACGGCAAAGCCGTTCAGTGTTTCACGCAAGCTTCGCAGGGTCAGACTCAGATTTTCACGCCTGATACCGGTGTGTACGCTCCGAGTTACACAACGAGTGCACCTAACGTCATCACAGCTCGTGTGTATGTGACGGGTAGCTCGACCGACCAAGCTCCAACAGCGGCTTGTACCAAATGGAAGTGGACTGTAGACGGCGCGGCAGCAACACCAGTGAGCGGCAAGTCGTATCAGCTCAACATCGTCAGCAACATTGCGAAGAATGACAGCGTGAAGAATATCGAGTGGGCATGTACCTATACCGACCCCGAGACTAAAGCTACCACGGAGTGCAGAGGTTATCTGACTATCAGCTTGGCTAAGTCGGGTGGTGCTTTACAGACGGTGCAGATAGAGACTCCTGACGGCAACACCTTCGACTCTACCAACAGTTCCAAGCCATTGCGTGCTGTAGCTAAATTCTACCGCGGCAACGTGCAGGACACTACAATGACAAGCATGACGTGGGAGGTGCTCAATATTAGTGCTGGCACCTGGGGTGCAGTAGCTGCTGGCAACGTCACCACATCGGGTGGTGTGAGCACGCTGAATGTGAATGCCAACGATGTGCTGAACTTCCAGACATTCCGCTGCACGGTGAAGGATGGTACTGATACTGCTAACGCAATAATCACGTTCTTCGATGCCAGCGACCCTTATGTCGTAGAGGTTTACTCACTCACAGGCGACAAAATTGTCAATGGTGCTCAGTCTACAGAGCTGTTCGCACGTCTATGGAAAGATGGTCAGGTGGTCGAAGACGGCACAGCTGTTAAGGCTGACAGCACTCACGCCTGCAAATATCAGTATAAGTGGACTAAGTACAACTCGAACGGCGTAGCAACAAACTGGAGCGGCACATCAAGTCCAGTGAATGCTTCTACAAAGCCGTATGTCACGGTGGCGAACGCTGATGTGGCAGTGAGAGGTACATTTACTTGTGAGGTGTCTAAATAGGGCACCTCACCCTATTTCTAAAAACGAAAAGATATGGCAACAATACTTGCACGTGGCTGGATAACCATTGTGGCTGTGAAAGATGGCGACAAGGGCGATAAAGGTGATAAGGGTGACAAAGGTGATAAGGGAACTGCTGGCACTGATGCTTACACTGTTGAGCTTCAAGGTGCACCTATCACCATCTCTACTTCTGATGACGGAGTACCGTCCGGCACAACATCGGGCGGCATCAACACCTATGGCTATGCTACAGTAGTGTGCCGCAAGGGTGGTGCCGTCGTGAGCGCAAGTTCTATTACTATCAAAGCGCCTGTTAACTGCACGGCAAGTGTGTCGGGCACATCGGTGCGTATCAACTCCATACGCACATACAACGCCGGTAGCAATACTATGTACTACACCGATGGCTATGTCGATGTGTCGGTGGTGGTGGGTGGCAAGACGTTCGTCGTGCGCCTGACGTGGCACTTAGACTATACTAAGTACTTCGGTGGACTAAAGGCAGATGCGAAGAAGATGGAGTCGAAGTACACAGAACTGACGAATAAGGTAGACGGTATGCCACTGCAAACAAGCTCTGCACTACAACAATACTCTTCCGAGATCCTGCAGTCGGCACGCGAGATATCTCTGAAGGTGGGCCGCACTCTTGCCGAGCGACGCAACCTGCTCGTCGGCTCGTTGTTCCGCAAGCAAGGCGAAGGCTGCTATCTTTTAAGGTCTAAGATATATTGCTCGTCGGCGCATGAGGGTGCTAATGTGATATTCGCGCCCGATGCCAAGACAGGAGGTGCGCGATGGGGTGAAGCATCGAACTCTCGCAACATACACGTCACTAAGGGCAAGACGTACACGCTGGCTTTCTGGGCACGCACGAAGTCTGCCAAAGTGGAAATTACGGGAGAGGTGGTGTGGCACAGCTCGACAACCGACACGTCACGACCAAGTGGATATACCGGTCCGAACGGCAGTGCGAATTTAGGAGGAGCAACGATAACGCCAAGCAACGGATGGTATCTCTACCAGAAAACCTTTACTGTGGCAGCGAACGCCCCTTATGAGTGGATTTCCGTGGCGTGCGTGAAAGTGGAGGCATCTACTGCGAGTCAGCAGGTGTACATCGCCCACCCTATACTCATTGAGGGTACGGCGGTGGATTTTGTAGGTTGGAGTGCTTCGCCCTATGATTACAACTACATTGGTGGCAATCTTCTCGACAACACGCGCACGTTCGCCAAAGCCGGCAATCTGATGCGCTTGGATGCGTCAGTGGTCACTAACGAGTCGTACAACAACGGATGCTCGGTAATATATGCCAACGCTGCTTCCCAATATATTGAGATGGCGCAGTGGAACGTGAATACCATCATCAAAAAAGATGAGGACTATATATTCTCCTTTATGGCAAAAGGTTCCGGCAGCATCGACGCATACATGTGGAGTGGATCTAATCTAAGCATATTCGCCGAGGATAGCGAGCGCGATACAACAACGAGCAACGCCGACGGCGGACGTCGCTTCTATCTCACAAGCGAGTGGAAGCGCTATTGGGTACACTGGCGTTCGGAGGGCACTGGCATACCTAACTATGTCCTCATCCGTTGTGTACAAGGCAGTAAGGCGTGTGTAACAATGCCGAAGTTAGAGGTCGGAGCAACGCCTACCGATTGGATAGAGTCTACAAACGGCTATGTCGAGGACAGTGGCATTGCCGCAAAGTTACTGCGCACAGGCATCGACATCGAGCAAGACAAGATTGTCTTCACGTCTGACAACGCCGTGTTCCGCGATAATTCGGGTCAGGAAGTTGCAGCCTTCAAGGACGGCGCCATAAACGCCGACTTGGTGAAGGTTACGCAAATGGAGACAAAGGCTGCGGGCGGAGCGACTATCAAGATTCACAACGGACTGCTGGAGGTAGCCGGCACTATAGGCAAGACTAACATACGTTTCGGTGTGAACGAAAACGGCATGGCGGTAATGCAGTATCTCGACAATGCAGGTAATATACTTTACGACCTCGGTCCTGGCGGCTGGGATGCTTCGCGGTTCTCTGAAGCTGTGGTTGCGAGAATCGGCGTCATGCCGGCTACGGAATGGCTTGGCACTACGAATTTTACGGAAACCAAGACGTATGAGGTAGGAAGCTATAGCGTCAAGCTACCTGTAGCCACGGCAAGGGCAGGAAGAATTATATTCGGAGCCTTGGACGGGATAGAGCAAGAAGGCGTGCTTGACGAGACATCAGTGCCTAATTCTTATAAGAATTTCTATCAATATATAGCGGCACGCAACAACGGCAAGTGTATGCCTGATGAAGACAGAGGTCTGACAACCGAGGCTCTTGCGCAGCAGGCTGACGGCAAATACTTTACGAGCGATACGATTTTGGCAGAGAACGGTAGTCTGAAAAATCTCGCAAACGGCGTTTATTTCTTTGTCGGAGATAAGACAGAAAAGACGGAAGCTCCGAGCACAGGCGGTAAATACCCGGACAGACGATTGAGCTACAGTACGTTCAGTAACGGCAGGGTGCTGTCGTCGTGGGTGTACAGCAGAACATGGCGAAAAGTGTAAAACATTAAAGCATGAGCTACGCTATAGACGCGATGGAGGCTGCGCGATACTCAACATCGTAACAACATTATTTATCTAAATCTAAAACAGTATGGAAATCAAGGTAAAACGAATAGCAAAGAAGGAGGCGTACACAATAGGCAAGATGTACGTTGACGGCGAGTATGTCTGCGACACGCTTGAGGATAAGGACAGAGGACTGACATCTAATATGTCGGTTGCACAGATATGCGGAGTTAAAATCAAGGGCGAAACCGCCATTCCGACGGGCAGATACCTCGTCGACATGAAGACGGTGTCGCCAAGGTTCGGAGGTCGGGCGCAGTACCAGTTCTGCAAAGGCAGACTGCCGCGACTGTGCAATACGCCCGGCTACCAAGGTGTGCTGATACACTGTGGCAACACCGCGAAGGACACGGATGGCTGCATCCTTGTCGGTTTGAACAAAGCCGTCGGACAGGTGCTGAACTCAACGGCGACGTTCCGCAAAGTGTACACCATGCTGAAGGCTGCGGACGAGCGGTGTGAGCAGATTTGGATAACAATAGAGTAAACACAATGGAGATGACAGGAAACATTACAACAAGCACTGGCAAAGCATTTATTGTAGGCACCATGAGCACAGAAGCGCTTACCGCTTTGTTCGATTTACGTTGGATGCTCGTTCTTATCGTCGTTCTTATCGTCGCCGACTTTTGGTTCGGTGTGTCGGAGAGCATTAAAAGGCACGAACACTTCCGCTTTTCGAGAGCTGGGCGCAGAACGTGCAATAAGGCGGTGGACTACGTTACATACCTCATACTCGGCTCCGTGCTCGGCTTGGCTATCTTCGAACCGCTGGGCTGGGCTAACCATGTCACAACGGCGGCTATCGGCTTGGGCTTCGGGTGCATCTGGGAGGTAGATAGTATCGTCGGGCACGTTTGCGCCCTGCATGGCATAAAAAACACATTCTCCGTGAAACGCCTTATCATCGCACTCATCAAGCGGAAGAACGCAGACATCGGCGAGGCGGTTGAGGAAGCAATGGATAACAACAAAAATTAACGAATATGGATATACGAGGAATATTAATGTTACTGAACTGCATCGTTTTAGGAGCGACAATGCTCTTTGTCTTTTACAAGGCTGACAAGCTCGATGTAGTCGATGAAGGCTACGACGAGAACAAGCAAAACCGACAAGGTGCTATCGGATGGTTTATCGCGTCTATATTCGTAGGCGTTCTTGCACTGCCAGTAATGGTGCTGCGTGAGGTGTATCAATGGAAGCGTTACAAGCTACCGAGTATTGAATGGGATGATATATGTCGCTACGGCTTCGCTATTGTCATCGGCTCTATGCTGCACGTGCTCTTGCTTGTTATGACAAGCTGCACAACTCCGAAACCTATTGTGTTAGAGCGAGTGATTAACAAGACGGACACGCTGTATAAGACCAACTACAAAGCCGATACGTTTCGCGTACACGACTCGGTGTATGTTGAACACTACACTCTTGGTGATACAGTGTATAGCCAGAAGAGCGTGTGGCGATGGCGTGACCGCATAAGCGTGAAGACCGACACTATATATAAAGCAATGCTCCAGACCGACACAACACGCCTTCCCATACCAGTGGAGCGCAAGCTATCGACGTGGGAGCGCACGCAGATGCACGTCGGGCAGTTTACTATCGGCGCGGTGGTGCTTGTCGTTCTGTCGCTGTTGTTGTGGCTGATACATCGCCGACGATGATGCTCTGCCACGCATACCAAAATATTTTGGCTCTATACTTTGCAGTCTCAAATATTTTGCGTATATTTGCGGTATAACCAATTAAATCGTCTGCAATATGTTAGCAATACTTATTTTCAGCTGGATAGTATCAGTCCTTTTTGTAATCTTAGCAGAAAGAAATAATGGCTATTCTTCATCGTTGAGTCACGATGAAAAAATAAAAAGAATTAGAGAAAAAAGGCGCAGAATAGAACAAGAATCGGCTGAAATTGATGCAAAATGGAGGGAATATAAACTTAAAAGAAAAGAGTTTAATCAATTTTTAAAAGATCTTCATAAAAGCAAACAACAATAATGTATTTTTTCAGGTCTTATATAAGTGCTACTTTTGGTTCACAAACCAAAAGTAGCACTTTTTTATGGCAACAACTCAAACTTTCGAGACCATCGTCACGCTCAATGCACAACAAGCGAAAGACGAGATGGCAGCACTAAAAAAGACCCTCGACGATCTAAAGCAGAAGAAAGCCGAGGCTCTCAAAGATTCCGGCACGTCCGTAAATGATATCAAGCAGATAAACAAAGAGATACGAAAAGCAGAAGATCATGTAAATGCATACAGATCGAAAGTTAGCGACACAATTAATACGCTTCAAAATCTTTCGACGGCTTCTATCGGCGAGATCGAAAAGGTATCGCGTGTGCTCAAGCAGCAGATGAAGTCGGCAACAAATCCAGAGGACTACAAGCGACTTGAAGAACACCTTGAAAGATGCAAGGCACGCATTAACGAACTAAAGCAGCCTATATCGGCTACTCTCAGCCAATACAATACGGCTATAGCTGAAGCAACACGGCGAGCTGAGAATTTTGAGCAGGAGAACGCTCTGATAGACCGTACTCTAAAAAACATCAGCGGTTCGACTGCGCTTGAATTGGAGACATCGCTTAAACTAGTAAATGAACAACTCGCCAATACGCATCGAGGCACCGAAGAGTATCGCGAGCTGACAGAAAAGGCGAAATTGCTGAAAAAAGAAATAGCAGCCGTCGGTGCTGAGCAAGATTTGACAAAAAGCAAGTGGTCGAAATTCGTCAATATCTTTAACACCAATTGGGGAGCCATCACTCAAGGTCTTGCAGCTGTCACTGGCTTATCTGCGACTGTACGCGACTGCACCAATAAATACGCCGCGATGAACCAGGAGATGTTCAACGTCACTAAGTATACGGGGCAGGCCATCGGGGAGGTTGAAGAGATGAACGAGAGTTTTAAGAAGATGAACACCCGTACAGCGCGCGGTGAACTGAACAGACTTGCTCAAGATGCAGGTAGGCTTAGCATCACCAATAGAGAAATGGTAGAGGAGTTTGTCGATGGTGGTGACAAAATCAATGTAGCACTTGGCGACGACCTCGGCGATGACGCTGTTGAAAAAATTGGCAAGTTGGCGCAGATGTTTGGCGAGGACAAGACGAAGGGCTTGCGTGGTGCTATGCTTGCCACGGGTTCTGCTGTCAACGATCTTGCGCAGTCGTCTTCAGCTAATGCCGGTTACATCGTTGACTTCACTGCCGACTTGTCTGGTGTCGCCCGTCAGGCAGGCATGACACAAGCGCAAATCATGGGTCTCGCTTCGGCACTCGACCAAAACATGCAAGACGAAGCTACATCTTCTACCGTCTTCTCTCAACTTATCACTAAGATGTTCCAGGAGCCGATGAAGTTTGCAAAGTTGGCTGGCGTAGAGGTGAGCACATTCACGACCATGCTGAAGACAGATGCGAATGGCGCATTATTAGAGTTCCTGCAGGCAATGTCTAATCGCGGTGGCTTCGACCAATTGGCACCAATGTTCTCGCAGATGGGACTTGAGGGTACACGTGCTGTGGGCGTTCTATCATCAGTGGCTTCTAATCTTGATCAAGTGCGAGAGGCACAAGCTACAGCTACGAAGTCATACAAAGATGGTACAAGTGTTCTCAATGAGTTCAATGTGCAGAACAACACTGTGCAGGCAGGTCTCGATAAAGCGAAAAAACAATTTGATGACATGTGCATCGAACTCGGTGAAAAACTGATGCCCATTGCTAAATATAGCGTATCTCTGACTTCAATAGGCATAAAAACCTTGTACGTTCTTATAGAATACGTATCAAAACACATCGTTGTTTTGGCTGCACTCGCAACAACCATGCTGTTTTATAACAACGTCCTCACTGTCACAATGATAAAAGAGAAAGCATGGTCGGCGGTACAGAAGGTCGGTAATGCCATAAAGGTCGCTACTGTGGCTACTACAAAACTTCTCAACGCAGCCCTTACCGCCTTACAACTTACCTATACAAGACTAAGGTACGGTGCCGATGCCTACAGACTGGCTATGGAGAAGGCAAAACTTGCGAGTATCACCAACCCATGGGCTGCCCTTGCCATGGTTCTTACCGTTGTTGGTGTTGCTGTGTATTCTGCGGTTAAGGCTTGGCAAGCGCACAAAAAGGCTATACATGACAACCTACAAAGCGTTAAAGAAGCCAACGCAATAAAGAAGCAGCAAGAAGCCATTAACAAGCGAGTAGCAGAGAGCTACATTGACGAGAAGACACGCGTGCAGCAGCTTACTAAAATAATCCGTTCAAACGCATTCTCTATCGGAGAGCGACGGAGTGCTATTGCCGAACTGCAAAAAATAATTCCGGACTACCATGCTTCAATCTCCAAAGAAGGCAAACTTTTTAATGAGAATACAAATGCCATCAATGACTACATAAAAAAGCTTGACCAGGCTGCTATGGCAGAAGCCATCTACGAGCAGAAGAAAGAAATAGCAAAGAAAAGGCTTGAGCTAAAACAGACGGTGAGACGCAAGGTGAATAATATTAAGTATGTTAATGCAGAGCTAAAAGCTCACCCCAAAGCATATCGGTCACGAAAAGAATTCTCATCATTCGGTTTTGGTAGTGGACAAGTGACTGAAGGTAATAGACAACTTGCAAACAAACTTATCGAGCGTGCCGCACATGAAAAGGCTCTCAAGGCGGCACAAAGCGGTTTATGTGTCTTGGATGCCCAAGAACGCGAACTTGCCAAGCTCATAAATTCCGACGAGGGCTTACGCAAAGCGTTCTCCAATCTAACCATAAATGGTGGTGGTACAGGTGGTAATGGTGGTAATGGTGGCACCGGTGGTTATGGCGGCAATGGCGGCGGTAATGGTGGCAACAGCAATACCACTAAGACAGACCCAAAGAAAGAGAAGTACGACAAAGAGAGCTCCGCACTCAAGCATACGCTTGACACCGATGAACTGGCTCTCAAGCAGCAGCTCGAACGTAAAGAGATAGACGAAGACGAGTATGCTAAGCGAATGTATGAGAAGAAACAACAGTATTATGTTAAGCTTGTAGACCTCCAAACAAAGTACAACCAGGACACAACACAAACACAGCAATCGATGGTAGATGCAGCTATCGCCGAGAGCGAACGACTTGTTGATGTTCAGGAGCGACAGATGACCGAGAGCCTTGACGCAAAGACGCGTGCATACAACACAGAACAAATGTCTCTTCTCCAGCAACGCACACAAGGGTTGTTGACCGAAAAGGAATATAACGAGAAGCTAAAAGAGGCAGAGATACAATATCATCGAGACCGTCTCGCCATCATTCAGGAGCACGGAGGCGATGAGTACGACGAACAGAAGTGGTTACTCGACAAAGAACTGGAGTCCGTACGCCAAAATGAAGAGGATAAGAAGAACGCACAAATGAAGGTACTCGAGGCGCAATATGACAACGCAAACAGTGCGAGTGGCCAAATGGCAGCTGTGCAAGCCATGTACGAACAACAGCTCATTACCTACGAGCAGTACCAGGAGCGCATGACGGAGATAGCGCGAAACAAAGAAGATGCACGCAAGGCTATCATGCAGCAGGCTTTTAGTACGGTTAATACCATGTTGTCGGCTGCGTCATCATACTCGCAAGCGTGCTCGGATCTCGAAACGGCACGCATTAATGCCAACTACGAAAAACAGATAGAAGCAGCTGGCAATAACTCTGAGAAAAAGAAAAGGCTCGAAGAGAAGCGTGACAAAGAACTTGCTGCGGCCAAGAAAAAGGCTAACAAGCGCGCTATGGTGATACAGATAGCTCAAGCAACAGCGCAGACTGCTCAGTCGGCCATCAATGCTTATAGCTCTGCAGCTGCAATACCCATTGTCGGCCATATCCTCGCCCCTATAGCTGCTGCTACTGCCGTTGCTGCAGGTATGCTGCAGATTGCCACTATCAAAAAGCAGCAGCAGGCGCAGGAGGCTGGCTACTACGATGGTGGCTTTACGGGCGGCTCGAGCTATCGACGCAAGGCGGGCATCGTGCACGAGGGCGAGTTCGTAGCTAACCACAATGCGGTGAACAACCCGCAGGTTCTGCCAGCTCTGCAGCTCATCGACGAGGCGCAGCGCAACAATACGGTCGGTTCGCTTACTGCAGCTGACATATCGCGCTCGCTCGGTCAGGGTGGTGCTACGGTGGTGTCTGCGCCATCGGTGACGGTCAACACCGACAACTCAGAGCTGAATGCTACCCTCGGCGAAGCTCGCGATGTTATCGACCAACTATCGCTGGTGCTCGCGCAGGGCATACATGCGGAGTGTTACATCGACGGAGAACTCGGCATCGCCAGGAACCTCGACCGTTACAATAAATTAAAATCGCATACATAACACAAAAGTATAATATGATACACTGCACTATCAACGGAGAGGTGGGCTACCCGTCCACCTCCGACAAAATAAAGTTAACATATAACAACCCTTATGTTCAGGATTCGGGCGAGTATTCCTACGACATCTCATTCCCGATGTCAATACATCAAAACGCGGTTCTTTTCAAACACATAAACCGCTTCGATGTGAAGAAGCGCATGTCGTCGTTCGATGATTGCAAGATATATGCGGATAATCGGCTCGTCATATCGGGTAAGGGTACTGTCACTTCTATTAGCGATACAACCGTCAAACTTCAAATTGTTGGCGGCAAATCGCGTATCAAGTATAATTCTGCCTTCGAGAAACACTTCATTGACGATATAGACTATTTTGAGGATGATGATACTCTTTTTGGTCTCGATAGCCGATTTGAGAAAACCGTACACCTAAAAGACCGGCCAGGTATGGTTTATATTAACTTAAAAGACAACCCCACGGTTTCATGCTTCTCCGGCGTTTTTAATCCGGTTTGGGACGAAGCGAATAGCCGGTTCGTCAATGACATCTACTATCTTAGACAGGTCTTGGTAGATAAGCATGGCGCATATCTTAATAGTGGCAATCCTACAACGTATGTTGAAATGGTGCGCCTGGCTATACAACCACGCCTGCAATATGTACTGGAGACGGTCTTGAAGCATGAGGGCTATGGGGACTATACATTTAATTTTGATAGGTCGTATTTTAGCAGGATGTTTATCGTCAATGCGCACCCGACATTTAAGGTTAGAGAAGCCTTGCCGCACTGGTCGGTTTATACCTTCTTGGAGGAACTTAGCAAACTGTTGAATGTTAGATTTCTGTTCAATGAGACAGACAAGTCTGTTAATGTCGTACCTGTAGAAAAACTTTATTCCTCCGCAGCTGTCGCTTACGAATGCCTCGATGAGTACACTTGCGAGTTCGACGATGATGGCGCAAATCTGCTTGATGCCTCGAATATTGAATACAAGTTTGATGATACCACAAGTCGCTCTTGGCGCGATAGTATACCACTTAACGTGCAGCATATATACGCAACGAAGTATTATAAAAATCGTGACGAAATGGGGGCGGCGTTAAAGCTCATGCCATTAAAAGAACAACGACAAACGATTTTTGCCGCACAAGCCGATGGTTACTTCGTTTATGCAAAATGGCCCAACAAATGGAATTCTGACAAACTAACAGAGTCGCTCGTACCATGCGGCTTTTTCAGCCCGATAGTACGCGATGCAGATTCTACAGACTCCATTGAGATTAAAATAGCACCAGCAAGCATTAGCCGAAGGAAACGGTCGCACAAAACAGATGTCGTAGATGGTAATCATTATGTGGTATGTCCGTCGGCAACCGATGACTATACAGGGCCGTCTGGCTCGTATGAAGACGAAGGTGGAGAGCCTTATTCTTCAGTACAAGAAGCCATTGAAGGCGGTGCGACCGAAGATACGCAAGAAGAGAACAGCGTAGAGTCAGATAAGACCATGAGTGTCTTTTTTACGAGTTCGGAGAAATTCTATATGATGGAAGGCAAAGGCTCGTATTACGAGGACATCAAGGTGCCGGGTGGTCTTATGCCCGTCGATATGAATTTGTATTGCCATTTCCCCGTTTCATTTGTCGATCATCGTGCATATCCAGACTGGACTGGGACGAAGGAGACGGCATCGATGGATCTGCATCAGCTTCACCATTTGCAGTATTCGTCGCCAGACGACTTGAGAAAAGATGCCTCTCACCCAGATATAGACACGCACAACCTGCGCTGCATCAAGTTTCTGACAGACGATATTCCCGATCCTTCGAAAATATACATCTTTCACAATCGACGTTTCGTCTGTCAGAAAATAGAAGTGGAGATCGTTGATGGTTGCGTCAGCCAAATAAAGACCGGCTACTTCTACGAGATACTATAAGTCGCCAACAAAGTGCTTTGTACTCTCGTGCGCCACCTTCGGACTCTTCAGATACCTATTGGTAACAGATATGTCCGAGTGTCGCGCTTGGTCGCGAGCTACGACAATGCCTTCGGCGTTGGCGAGGTCGCGAATTCCGGAGTCCTTCAGGCTATAGAACTGGTATGTGTCGGGGAAGCAGAGAGCTTTCCGGACACGTACCCATTCTTGCCTAAAGCGGTTCACCGCTATCTGCTCACTGCCCGGACGTATGTGCTTGCCAAAGAGATAGTCTTGTGACGGGTGGCTGAACACGCCCTGCTCGATCATCACCTTCAGTAATGTGTCGTTGAGTGCTACCGCCTGCTCCTTACCGTTCTTCGACACCTCTGCAGGTATCGTTATGCACTGCTCCTTTATTGAGATGTCGCCTATTTTGATGTGACGCAGTTCTTCCGGTCTGATAAAGGTGTAATACTCCATCAGGCAAGCAAGGTAGAACGCCGGACGCTTCTCCTTTGTGTACTCCTTCAATCTCCGCAGATCCTCGGGCTTGATGCTGTCGCGGAACTTCTCGGTCTCCTTCATCATCTTGATACTCTCAACGAAATTTTCAGTGATGTACTGCCTATCCACAAGCCACGTGGCGAAGGTCGATAGCCATGTGCGATAGTTGTTGCGAGTCGTGGCAGACCGCTCCTTGTCGAACACAATGTAGTCAAGAAAATCAATGACAAGGAGTCGGTCAAACTGGTGTACGTACTTTATGCAGGTCTTTGCCTCGTCGATGTAGGAGAGCAATACCGCCAAACGGCTGCGATAATCAGTAGCCGTCTTCGACTTTATCATACTCTTCTTCTCAGCCACCTTCAGATAATCGGTGTAGCGCTTCACCACGGCTTCCCATGTTGTGTAGCTACGTGCCTTATCATTATTGACAAATGGGTTCCAGCCGGCTGTGAGCTGCTGTGTGAGGTTAGTGATGAGCACGGTGGCGATGTGCTTACGCTCCTTTGGCTTGTAGCCATCGAGCATGTATTTCTTGCGGCGGAGCCCGTCAATAATGGGGTCATAAGCATAAAAGTCTACATACCAGTGTTTGCCAGTATGTAACCGCGGAAGAGTATATCCTACTATATCTCTTACAGATAAAAGTTTTTTCGCAGAAGTGTACATTTTTTTTACATTGTTCGCCAGATGGCAACCAATGCTATTAAACAATCAGCGTCCGAGCTACCGTCCGAGTCTCCGCAACGCCCATAAACGAATTATGGTCGAAGTCCCTTTGTATAAAGGAATTTCGACCACTTGTAGTTGCGGAGGCAGGACTCGAACATGCGACCTCCAGGTTATGAGCCTGGCGAGCTACCAACTGCTCCACTCCGCGATATTAACCATCTCAATCAGATTAACAATAGAAGTATTTCTGAATTGCGAGTGCAAAGGTATGACTTTTTATTGAAACCTCCAAATGTTTTTGCGATTATTTTTCGAAAATGATGCAAAAAGGCTAAAAAACAATTCTGAAAAGCTAAAAAGCGATGCAGGAAAGGCTAAAAAGCGATGCGGAAAGCCTTGAAAATTATATTTCGAGAATCTTCTTGTGGCGCAGTTCGTTCAGTTGATGCAGCAGTTTTAGGCGTTCTTCGGTGAGCTGTCCTGCCTTGAATAGCTTTTTGTTATATTTCCACCAGTTGAGCAATGCGCGGTTTTCTGTACGTTTCTTGTCGGGGAGCTGGTGGTGCTCCTCAAGATAAATACGGAGTTCATTGTAATGGACTAACCATTTTACATCGTGTTTCGTTCTCATAATAATCAGTGTTTGATGTCAAAACTCAGAGGTTGGAAGTTTAGACAGGTCTAGTTTTTTATTTAATAATGTGAAAGACTGACTGAAACAGTCATGGTGCAAACAGAGAATTAGAGGTTGTAAAAGTACAAAAAATGTGTGAATAATGCAAAACAATTACACAAAAATAATCGTGATGTAAGTAATTTCGAGTAACTTTGCATAGAATTGGTGGGGTAAAACTACACCATGCCAATTAAAAGCACAAGAAACTTGCAATAATTCGATAAACCACA